TACTAAGTAATTTAATCATATTCTTGTTATATTTATTTGATTTAATTTCTAATAAAATATTTTCTATAAATTTCTTATAAGATAAAATATTATCAATATGATAATTCAAGGTTTCATCTTGTATATAATATTCTGTATTTTCTTCCGAATTCATTAACTTAAACTTATTTTGATATAATATATTAATTTCAATTATTTTTAATAAAAAGTTATTTAAAAAACAATTAGATTATAAAATTAATAATGAATTTCGATGAATTATTTAAATATTGTCAAGAATTAAATAAATCAAATTCTGAAAAATGTTTAGTATGTCACATACCAATAGAAAAGGATCATAAACATATAAAATTAAATTGTAATCATTTATTTCATCCTGATTGTATTAATTATTTAGGAGGATCAATCAAATGTTTGTATTGTGAAAAAAAATCATTACCAGAAAAAATTAATTGGAATCAAAATCAAAATCAAATATGTAAAATAGTTTTAAAAACAGGTCCCAAAAAAGGACAGTTTTGTAATAGAACTAATTGTTTATATCATAAAGTAAAAACATCAACTATTGAAATAATTGAAATTAAATGTGATCATGTTATTAAATCAGGAGTAAATGCAGGTAAACAATGCGATAGAAAATTACCATGTAAATATCATAATAAAAATTTAAATGAAATAATAGTTTAATCAATAAAATCACATTTATCATTATCATTATTTTGAAATGATTTAAATTTAGATGTGTCAGTATTTTTATTACTTTTAATATCATATTTTCTTACAAATTCAGTATTTTTAATAGTTTTATTGTTAATAATATTTTGAATAACAGATTCTGATTTAACTACTTGAGAATCATCAATAAAATTACATTCTTCATTATCAATAAAATCACAATAATCTGAATCATAATCTTTTTCTTTAGGTTTATCTTTCTTTTCAAATTTTAAATTAGAATTAAAATTAAAAGATTTATTAGTTATTTTTTGTTTGGGTTGAACTAATTTTTTAATATCAAATTCAGGATCTAAAAATAGATATTTGTTAGTAGTTATTTGTTCATTATGAATAACATATTCAGTATTCATTTTAATATATTTCTTTCTTTTATCTACTATTGTTTTTAGTTCGTTTAATTTATCTTGATTTTTCCTATAATATAAAATCTTTTCCCATGTATCCTTCATGATAGGAATTATACTTCCTAAAAATTTATCATCTCTATGAATAGCTATATTATGTGATGATTCTAACTTCCAATAAATGATTCTATAAAAATAATAATCTTTATGAATCTCAGGATACAAAGTTTTATATTGATCTAACATTTTTAATACCCAATTATTATATTGTGATTCATCCATATCTAGTCTTTTTGGAATAATATATTTTGATTTCCATTCAGCTAAATCACCATCAAATTGAGGAGTGAAAACTTTTGGATAAAATTCTAATATAATACCCTTTTTAAGTCTATCATCAACTTGAATTTTAGCACCAGAGTTACCAACCGTATTTACACATGATTGACAATTATCTGCTAAATAAGCTTCACGACTAGAATATTCGGATAATTTACATTGCCAGAAATCACATACGTCTAATTCACAACATGCTAATTGTTGTTGAACTTGACAATAATAATAAAAAGGACAAATTTCTCCAGCAATTTTTCCAGATGTTTCGATATCTCTTGTAACAGGACATTTGATTTCTAACATTGTACCTAATCTTTCTGAAAATTTATTATCTAATGTATATTTAGAACAAATACCATCAGGAGATGCACCTAAGAAAGTATATTTTTCAGAAGGTAAAGCACCAAATTCAAAAACTCTTGTATTATAAATATGTTCATAAATCATAGTAGCTGTAGGTTCATATTTTTTACCATGAAAAACAGTAGCATTATCTAAAAATGGAAAATTAGGATCACATTTTTTTAATATAAATGATTCAACAGGTTCATATGGATTTAAATCTATAGCTGCAGCAGAATCAGATGCAGTGATCCTATTATATCTATAATCAAACCATTCTTGAGATCTTTGAGCAGGTTGTGGTAACTTTTTAAGTTTTTCAAAATGATCAGATAGTTTTTTATATTTGGATGGAACTTTGATATCTGGATATGTTTCTTCATATTCTCTTAAACAATTCTTTCCATCATCAAATGATAAACTATTATTAAAAGTATATTTATTTGAAAATAATCTTGATATTATTTCATCGACTTTATCTTCAGTAACATCCGCAAATTCTTTTTGTAAATCATGATAAATTTGTTTTTTGATTATTGATAAACCTAATAAATTTGTTGAACCTTTCTTCCCGATATTATGTTCTAATATTTTTATTGTTTTTTCAATCATATAATTTAAATTACCAAATGACATTAGAGAAATACTAAATTAGTTTTTTAAATAAAAATTAATTCAATATTTTAGTTTTCTAAATAAAAATAGTTACCATCTTTGTATTGTAAATTAGGTAATGAAATTATTTTTCCATTTATTTCATCATAAATTACATTTTCTTTTTTAGTTATTTTTTTTTCTTTAATTAGTTCTACAAGTTTATCTTTTAATTTTATTTTATCTTTCTCAGAATTCATTTTTAAATTATTGACAAATTCTTTTACTTTTAAAATTTTATGTATTGAATTTAATTTCTGCCAAGATTTTTTATATAAATCTCCATCTGCAAATATTTGTTTATGATTGTCGGTTTCTGATGAAGAGTTTAAATCTTTTTTTTCAGTATTTGTTTCTGATAATTTATTTTCTTGTGGTAATTTATCATATAGATTTTGTAAATGATTATTTAACCAGATTTCATTTATTTCCATTTTTTTTAATGTATTTACCAGACTTTTATAATATTTTATTTCCATTTTATTATTAATTAATTCAATATCCATTATAATTATTAATCAACTTATCTTTAACCTATTTTATTCAATATTTATTAAATATTGAAAATATTATCTAATATTATTATATGTTTTTATATAATGAATCCAAATTTAGATGAATTATTTTCTGAACTATTTGCTTATCGTATTATGTTACAAGATTCTTATGATAATGAATCTGATATTATTCGCGAAATTAAAAATTATTTAATAGAAATAGGAATTACAATATCTAATATTCCACAAATTATTCTAGATTTTTATAAAACTTTTGGATACGAGATATCATTAGATGTAGTAAACGAAGCATGTAATAACCAAATAGTAAATAATATTTTAAGTTTTACATTAACCCAAGAAGATTTTGATAATTCAGATCAAAACAATGAACATATAATATTTTCTCAAACATTTTCAAATCCAATAAATGATAATTCTAATGAAGAATCATCAAATGAAGTTTCAGATGATGAAAATTATCAAAATAATAATGAATTAAATATACAACAAATGGCATCTAATATGTTAAATAATAACAATAATTCACTTAATCAATTGATGGCTCAGAATATGTTTCAATATATAAATTTTATAAATGGTAATCTTCAAAATCATTGGGTTAATAATCCAGTTAATCATAGTTCATTGATTAGTGTAATTAATAGTTTAGTAAATAATAATGGACAATCATTTCAAAATGTTGTAGTTTCAATGGATGATAAAGAAATAGATAATCTTCAATCTATTCAATTAGAATCAAATTTAGATAATAATTGTAGTATTTGCATGGGACAAATGGAAAAAGGAGAATTTGTTACAAAATTAGTATGTACACATACTTTTCATACTGAGTGTATTCAACCTTATTTAAAACAATACAATTATAAATGTCCTGTTTGTAGAACTGAATTAGGAAAAGTTAAATATAGTATATAAAATAAATTAATTTTATAAATATATTATTGTTGTACACATTGAGGTTGTCCCATATTTTGATTTTCCATATCAGAATCTGAATTATTGGAATCATCAAAATCTTTATTATTTGATTTTTTAAATTCTTTTTGTTTATTATTTTTTAGTGAATCCATTAAGTTATTAATTGTTTCTGATTGTTTACATTCTGATAAAACTGTTTTTGTTAAATTAGAAGTTTTTATTATTTGTTGTTCTTTTTGAACTTCTGCTTTATCAAATGATTGTAATAAAGATTTTAATTGTAATTTAGTATCTGATGGTAAAACTGAAAAATTAGGCAATATAATATTAAATCTAACATATAAATCACCTTTTGAATTATTCGAAATTTTCATACCTTCATTATTTATTTTTCTAATCATTTTAAAATCAGTTGGACCAGAACAACTTAAATGTAAATTCCTTCCATCCATATGAGTTAGTATTTTTTCAAAACCAAATAAAGCTTGATATAATTTAATATCTAAATCTACAAACAAATCATTATCATATCTTTTAAAAGTTGTATTAGGTACTTCATTTATAACTAGAATCAAATCAGTTTTACAATCTTTAAATTGATGACCTTTACCTTCCAAAGTTAATTTAAAACCATGATTTAATTTGGATATTAATTTTATTGGAATAGTTTTATCTTTTGTTGTAAAACATTTACCTGTGCATGTATCACACTTATCTTCATCTTTTACAATTTTACCTTTACCATTACATTGATGACATTCTACCATAGATTGTTGAACTATTGGACCCATTCTCATCATTTGAATTTTAATACCTTGACCTTTACAACCACCACATTTGGATGTATTTCCTGATTTCGTACCTTCTCCGTTACATTTACTACAATTATTTTTTTGCTTATAACTAAAATTTATTGTTTCCTCATTATATAATTGTTCTAAAGTAACATTAATCGGTTCAACAATATTTTCAGGTTGTTTATGTTTTGGTTGTGGCATACCACCCATATTAAATGGAAATCCAGCACCAAAAATATTTCCAAAATCAGCAAAAGGATTAGGTCCAGCATTTTGAGCAGCTTGGTTTTCTGCATTAAAAATATCCATACCAATATCATCATATAATTTTCTCGATTCTTTATTTAATAAAGTTTCTTTAGCTTGATTGATTTCTTGAAACATATTAGTTGCTTCTTTTTTTTCATCTGGATCTGTGTGTTTATCTGGATGCCAAATTTTAGATAATTTATTATATGCTTTTTTAATTTGTGCATCCGTAGCATCCGGTTTAATTTCTAAAATATCATAAAGTTTCGTATCTTTTACCATTTATTTATATAATAAAATGCTTCTTTAATTAATTTAAATAAAATTTGATTTTTATTTATTTAAAGCTTCAAATTTATATATATTAATGACCGAATTACAAGTTTTTAATGTTATAGTTGAAGGAGATAAAACAGGTTTTAATTCAAAAAATGCAGTAGATAAATTTAAACAAGCAGTAAAATCTTCTAATAATTTTGATCTTGTTGAATTAACGAAAAAATATGTTAAATCAGGATTTGTATTAGAACAAGTTGAAAAAACAGATACTAGTTATAAATTTATGTTAGGTAAAGAAAATACTGAAGTTGAAAAACAAGAACCACAATTAAATGAAAAAGAACAAAGACGTAAAATGTTAAAAGCTAAGATTAATTTGATGCGTCAAGATAGAACAAATAGTGTTTATCATAAAGCTAAAGCAAATGATAATGTTCCACCTGAAATTTTGAATGAATATATGAAATTAAAACAAATTTCAAAGATGCCAATTCCAGAACCAAATGAAATATTTGCTCATCCAGAAGAATATAAACCAATAGTTTCAATGGTCTTACAAAACTCTATGATGAAGCAATTAGGTTCAAATCATCCATATGTTAGATATTTTAAATTAATTGCTGATAAACTAGGTGTTGAAACCCCTTTACCTATACCAACTCAAAATTTCTTATCAGAAGATAAAATAAAAGAAATGAAAGAATTAGTAAAAAATCAAGAACAAGTGGTTGAAATTAAAGGAAATGAAATGAGCAAAGGTGATGAAACTGACAGTGAAGATGAAATTGAAGTTTAAATAAAATTGATTAATTTACCTATTTAGATATAAATAAATAAATCAATGATCATTTACGATAATATACATGGCTATATAAATTTAGATCCGATTGCTTCTGCGATTGTTGATACACCTGTATTTCAAAGGTTAAGAAATATACATCAAACAGGAGTATTATATTTAGTATTTCCGACTGCAAATCATTCAAGATTTGAGCATTCTGTAGGAACTTATCATTTGGCAACTCAAATGATAGAAAAAATTAGTAAAAAACAACCTGAATTAAAAATTACATCTGAGATAATTCAATTAGTTGGAATAGCAGGTTTATGTCATGATTTGGGTCATTTACTTTTTTCTCATTTATTTGACGATTATTTTCTGGAATCATTAACTAATCATAATGAATTGAAAACTTTAACAAAAAATGTTTACCATGAAAACAGATCAATAACATTAATTAATCATATGGTAGATAAATATGGCGTACCATTAAATAAAGATCAATTAAAAGTAATTGGTGATTTAATTAATCCAAAAGAATCTGAATATGGAAAATGGAAACCTAAATATCAAGTAGGAAGATGGATATTTCAAATTATTTCAAATCCATTAAATTCAATTGATGTAGATAAATTTGACTATTTAGTTAGAGATACTCAAGCTGTAGGATTGAAATTTGGATTTAATTATTCAAGAATTATAGAAGATGCAAAAGTAATTGAAAATAAAATTTGTTATTCACTACAATGTAGTGAAGATATTTATCAAATGTTTTTTATTAGATATAGATTACATAGACAAATTTATAATCATAAAGCTGTCAAAGCAATTGAAATATTAATTATTAAATTATTAATTGAAATTGAGAAAGAGTTAAATATATCTCAATATATTTTAGATCCTGAAAAAATGATGGAACTAGTAGATTCATTCATATGGTACGGACATACCAATCCATCTATTAAAAAAATAATAGAAGAAATAAATCAGCGAAAGATTCCTAAACTAGTATATCAAGATGTATCTTTACATCCATGTGAGTTTGATGAAGATAAATTAAAACAATCATTTGATGCAAATACTTATCATATATTAAGGTTTAAAGTTGGATATGTTGGAGGAAAATCGAATCCATTAAATAAAATAACATTTTATAATTTAAAAAATGGAAAAATAATTTCTGAAAATAAAGTTAGAAGTTTTTCATTATTAATTACACAAAAACATCAAGAATATTTCTTGCGAGTTTATTGTATGAATTTATCATTGTTAAATAAATTTAATGAATATTTCGAAGAATTATCTCAATCTAAAAATGGATCTGAAGAAAATATTGAAGATTGATTCATTTTTTCTAAACGTCTCTCTCTTCTAGACCATTTTTTTAATTCTCGTTTTTTA